TCACACTCACACATCCTCGGAGTTGAGTCTGTGTATGGAACATAATCACTGAGAAGATACTTCTTAATGATTGGATGCTTTGTCTTACAGTCTGAACAAATATAGAACAATCCGAGAATTGTTCTAACTTGAAAGACTGACTTCTGAGTACAACTCATTCACAATCCTCCCAAAACTCATTCCATTCTTTGATATCTTCAAGCATGGATTCGAGTTCTTCAATCAGTTGATTCTCAATCTCTTTCTTAATCAACTGTCTTTCAACGTGCTTTGCATATCGTCGTGTCTTGACGATTCGATTCTGATGATGCTTCGGATAGAGCTTCTTTCCTTTAGAAAGAAAAGACTTCTCTATTCTTCCGAACTTATTACCGCAACAAGAGAAATCGCAGCACGGCGGCCGTTTCGTTTTACCTGACACTCTAAAGTCAGATACCATTAACTCCTCCTTCGATTAAGTTCTAGAACTTATTAGGTTCACTAGAACTTAAATAAAGGGACGAGTTTTTGTGGAGAACTCGTCATTAAACTCACTCAGCTATCGCTTCATTAGAACCTCCTCAAGTTCTGATTGTGTATTCTTCAGCGTGACGAAGAACACATCCAATCAATAGCCGGTAGTCATTAACTGAGTAGATGGTAATTTCCAATCCATCATCGCTCAGATAAAAACCTTCCTTGTCATCTCCAGCTTTGTTATCGCTATCTAATGACTTACTTGCAGCCATCATGTTCTCGATAACGTAAACACGCAAGCTTTCAATGACTTCAGCAGAATCTCTGATAGTCAGAGTTCGTAACACTACTTGTAGCCTCCCGATGCAACTAAGTAAACGAGCAGAATCAACCAGAAACACCAGATTAAGTTTCTGGTGAATTGTAGAAACTCAATAGTTGCTTTACTGAGTTTCATTCAATATCCTCATCATCTTCGTCGTCATCTTCGTTGTCGAAGGGATAATCTGGTTCACAATCATCCCAATCGTTCTCTAATGAGTCATCCTCATAGAGCTTGAGTAATTCATCCGGGCACCAACCAGCCCAAGAATGAGCATGAATAAAATGAGCGAGTTCAATCGTTCCATCTCCTCGCATCACTTTAACTGGATGATTCAGTTCTCGTTCAGTATCTTCTTGACAGATACCATACTTGATTACTGAAGTATCAGCTGGTGGATAAGACTGATACCATTCATCGGTGAATTCAACGAACGCACCTTTCCTAATCATAACCTCCTCGATTAGTTCCTCATGGCATAAGGAACTAAATAAAGAAGTGAAGGTTATACGATACCTACAAACGTATCGGAACTACTTGCTCTTACGTCCCGAATCGAATTGAGTCCGAACTCGTGAGAGACTCTTTAGAGTCTTTACTCTACCTCTCGCACGAATCTTCTTCTTGCAAGCTTCTTCAGCTCCGACCTTTCGAGCATCCTCTAAAGAACACTCTGAAAGAGTCATTGTTGGTCTTGGCATCTTATTCACCTACCTTTCATTGCCTGAATGATTACGCTGTTCCTAGAATCAGTCTTTCGTTAAACAGTGGAAGAACGTGCTGTCTAACGAATACGTTTGGATATGACCATACGATTAAACAACCGCATGAACATTCTCGGTAGTGTCGGACGGACGAGTTAGAACCATAAAGATGCTTCCAGTGATTGTTGTCATACCTTACTTCTGACATCTTTCTGTTGCAGTCAGGACAATTCACTGGCATCTTAGTTCTACTGAATCCAAATCTCGATTCAGTTCTCACTAGCTTTACCTCCAATTCAACTACTTTCACGCAGGGACACTGAGAAATTTATGCCCTTTTTATGTAGTCTTTCGGCATTATTTATGCCTTTTTTCCGCTGTTTCTCAACTGCTGAAAACTGGCTAACCCGTTACTACACAACGACTTACGAGGGCGAAGCCAGTATACCCCATCCCCCCGGTCATTGTCAACCTGTCCTCATTAGGCTACACATCACTATCTTTTTCTCCCATTCTTTTATCCATCTTTATATTTATATATATATTATGTATATATATAGTATATAGAGGGGGAGGGGTAGTGTGTGAAAAGCCCGTAAGTCCTTTGTTTGCAACGAGTTACGGGGATTCGGGTCGGTAAAGAACGGCAGAAAGAATACCGAAATAGCACAGGAATACTACAGAAATACGGCACAAATAAAAATCGCCTTTCCTGCTGTATTAGGCACTAAAGCGTGTATTCTAATCTACTGTCCTAGAATCACCTCTTTCTATCTAAGGATACGGGGAGATTTGCTAGGTCTCATTCAATACTCAAGCTATTGCAGATTGAATACTCAATGAGAACTTGGAAATAAAAGGAACTGAGTGAATAAAGATTTCCGTCCCTATTCACCCCGATAGGCTGGACTCTACAATGTTACCGGCTTTCGGAAAGTAGATATCTCACTATCTTTGCCGCTATCCAGTTGACTCAGCCATCGCGGACTATATCTGGCACTATTGTCGTTAATACCCGGAAAGATATTAACATCTGGTAATGATAATCATGCGCTCTATAAGTGGCCTGAAATAGATTACTTACTGCCGAGTGGATTCATCATCTTGTGATATTCTTCAGGATGATTGATAGCGAGATATACAGATATCTCAATCAATGAGCGAAGCTTCTGTATATCATCTTGAGACTTCAGCTTGGATACGATTGATTGCCGGAATAGACCAGCAATAGATACGTAACCTTGTAGAGATGGTTCGACGTTAATGTGTTCCATTAGTTATTCCTTTCTAGGCCACTAACAGAACGCATGATTAGGATATTCGTACTTGAGTGATTGATAAGTGGGCCACTGAAGATTAACTTAGGAGCTTTTCTGCCGGTGGAAAGTCGATTGCGTTCTGACGCATCTTTGTAGCGATTTCTTCTATCTTCTCAAGTTCATCTCTCTTGAGAAAGTCTAGAATCAATAAATCGCCACAGAATCCGTCCTTTGTCACATACAGACAGTATTCTCTGCCTGAGTGTGTGTTATTGACGAGAACGATATCATTTCTGTGAAACTCTCGTCTGTTCAATTCCTCTCGGAGAGAAACCTGCAACGTCTTGTCTGTAGGATTCTCTTTATGTCCTTTTGGAATGAGACAAACGATTTCATCCAGATTTGACCTGTCATTGATGAATAGATACATGAGATTGTCCTTTCATGTAGCCCACCAACCAATCACTCAAATACGATACGGGTGCTCTATTAAATGGCCGAAGATGCTGGTTGATTGTGGAAGAACTATTCTTCCAAGCAGCGCGTGTAGCAGAAGTCGATAGTCCACTTCTCGCTTTTCTTCTCGCGATTCTTGTCTCTGTAGAGAGAAAGAATTGTCGTCGCCATCGCAGCGGTTGCGGTCTTGCGCTTTGCTTCGTCCTTTTCATACGAAGCGTAGTTGTCCTTGATAAGACGCATAACCATGTCATCATGCATCCCACCTTTGGCAGCAGCGATACGCAAGATACGTGAACCGCCGAGAACCAGAGCCTTGACAATGCTCACGTTGTTTGCCGTGAGAAAGTCTCGGATGGTTTTCTCATCCAAAGCGAAGAAAGGTTTGTAGTCTGCCTTGATGACAGTCTGGCCTTTCGTCTTTCCACGCTGAAGGACAACCACCGTTGGAACTGCCAACTGTTGTGCTTCATAAGTCTGGTCAGACTTCTTACGTCGGAACTTGAAGATTCCGAGTTTCAGAATTGCCTTGTTTGAGGAGTCAGGAGTGTTAGTTGTTGTAGCCATTGATACCTTTCGTTGGATTGAATGGCATCGTCGGCCACTTAAAAGAACACCCGTATCCTTTTTTCTTACTTCTACTAGGTTCTCATGGTTTCTGGCGTTAGTAGAGTTTACCTTTCTCTACAGGCTTGACGCTTCCACTAGTGACCTACTGGTAGTTTCAGATATTTAGTTCTCAGTTATCTACACCCGTCCCCAACGATGTTACGAGGGACGCAGAAATAGGAACTATCGTCAATACAGCGTGATAATGGTTTAATGCTCGGATGAGCGTTCAGAATGAACTAACCAGAATGGTTCTTCATCATCACCGTCAATGAACAACTACTTCATTGACTTGACGATGATACACCAGTTACCCCCATCACACGGATGCAGAGAGTCTCATCTTTCTGTCCCAGGGGGAAGCTTGATTACGCTCAACTTTTTACTCCAAAAAGAAAAAAGTAATAGCTACAATCAAAGGAATTATTATAGAAAAAAATCAAAACAACTGTCCCTAGAATGTCCTCAAATAGGGACTGGCGCTTTGCGCTAAAAGACTCAATGTTTTGAGTGATTTGACAAGACCTTTATCCTATGAGACAATCGCGTGCGCGTGACGCCTCTATCTGGAAATAAGGGTTATGTATATATCTAAAGAACAATTAGAGAATAGACTGAAAGGTCAGTCTAGCCTCGAATTGAAGGGCCGTCAAGGAATCGGAAAGCATCGAGAACTTTCTCGCGAAGAAAAGGTTCTCGCAGGAATTCTTGCCAAAGTCGATACTCAAGCAAATGTTGCTAAAGCGTTAGGAACAAGTCAAGCTAATGTTAGCAACATTGTTAATGGCAAGGGTGAGAAGAACGCAGAACTTCAACCTTCTATATCGGCCGCCTCCAAGGAAGTCCGCGAGGCCGTGTCGAATAAAGCCATTGACATCCTAGTCAAATCTCTTGGCGTTGTAGAAGATAAGGTTCATAAAGAATCGGCGATTGACGCGTCAACTGTAGCCAAGAACATGACCGCGGTTATTGATAGGATGAATCCTAACCGTGGAGCTTCTGAAGGCTTCTCCCCTAAAATTCTTATTAACATTCATGGCTCTAAGCAGAAAGATGAAGATGCTTATGAGACTATTGATGTTGAGGCGGTCAGCGCATGAAATCCCTAATTGACGCTCTTGAAAAAGAGAACGTAAAGCAAGGATTGAATAGACCTGGAGTTCGTCCGGGTAAGAAAGTCAATCCAAAGCGAAACGCGGTTAATCCTGCCACTAAAGGCTCTGTAGGTCAGAAGGGCCGATTCATGAAATTGATTGGAGCTGCGTAATGCCTATCATGGTTCTCGCTCTTAATAGACATACGCTTCTTCAGAACGTAGTCTATGCACTTCCTTCTATTTCAACAACGATGTTCTGCGATACTGGGGCTGCCGTATTTGAAAAGGCCACTAAATCAGACTTCGTTCTTAACTCATCTGTAAATCTTACGGATGGACGAGCTACTTTACCAGGTAATGCTTTCATTCGTTGCACCTCTGGTTCTGTTCCTATTACCTTGAGTAGGTCTTAAGGAGTAACATGAAGTTAAAGTTTTTAGTCTTAGTTGCTTTACTCGGCGCGGTCGGATGTGACATTAGAGTAGACAATCCAACTCAGCCGACTAATCCGATTGTAGTTGTTCAGCCAGAGGTAGTAATCAATCTATTTACTGCTGAACCTGGAACGACAGTTTTCGCGGGGACGACAGTTACATTACGTTGGGCTAGTTCAAATGCATTAAATTGCAGAATTGACCCAAGTGTAGGAGATGTTCCGGCAAGTGGATTTACTCAACTTACTTTAGTTAACTCGGCTACCTTTACTCTAACTTGCGTCAATGGAATTAAGACAGCAAGTAGGGTTCTTTCGGTAGTTGTCGTTGCGAAGTAAATGGATGTTCAAGTCCAATCGACGTTAGAGAAGGAATGGACTCCAACTAAAAAGCAGCAGGAGTTAATTCAGCTTCCTTTCTCTATCTTCGAGGCTCTATACGGGGGTTCGGCTGGTTCAGGTAAGAGCGAGATATTAATCGTTCTTCCTTTGATTTATGGATTCTATGAACATCCTCTTTTCAAAGGACTTATTCTTCGACGAACTTTCCCCGAGCTTGAGTCAGAAATTATCCTCCGCAGTAAGGAATGGTATCCCTCTGTCGGTGGAGTTTACAATGAATCAAAACGTCAGTGGACGTTTCCGTCTGGGGCAATTATTAAGTTCGGCCATGCAGACAAAGAACAAGACGTTAGGAAATACGATACAGCTCAGTACAATTACATTGCTTGGGATGAAAGTACTTCGTTTACTGGATTCCAGTACGAATATCTTTCAATGTCCCGTGCTAGAAGTCGAACCAGTGACTTACCAGCAATTATTAGAAGCGCCACGAATCCTGGCAACGTAGGTCACACTTATTTCAGAACGAGGTTTGTTGACCCATATAAGAATGGTGGGAAGATATTAGCAGATTCTAAGACTGGACAGAAGCGAATCTTCATCCAAGCTAAGATTACTGATAATCCTCACATTCTAAAGGCTAATCCGACTTACATTCAGCAGCTTCAGTCATTACCTGAAGCAGAACGTAGAGCGAAGTTACTAGGAGATTGGTACACTTATCAAGGTCAGGTATTCAATGAATGGAGGCTTGAGCCACTTTCAGACGAACCTGAAAATGCTAGACACGTTATTGACCCATTCGAGATTCCGAACTGGTGGCCGAAGATTGTCGGAATTGATTGGGGGTTCAAAGCATATACTTGGGTTGGTTGGGCGGCCTTATCTCCAAAAGGTCGCACTTTTGTCTACCAAGAATATGCAGAGAAGGAAAAGAAAACAGCTGAGTGGATAAACGATTTCATTAACTTAACGGGCGAACACGCTCAGGAGATTAAAGGAATCAGAATATGCCACTCAGCTACTCAACAACGCGGAGAGATGCTAACTATTCTCTCTCAGTTACAGAAGGCAGTAAACGCGAATCACTTCAAGTGTGGAGTGGTTCTAGGAGAAAAGGCTAGAATCTCTGGGAAGATGTTGGTTCATGAATATCTCCGGTGGACGCCGAAGGCAGATATTCAGAAGTATTTAGAACCATATGATTCAGAGTTTGCTGACCATCTCTTTAGGAACAAAGGAACTAAGGCTTATGAGAATTACGTTTCAGCTTATAAGCCACAAGAGCCGGAAGTAAATCTTCCTAAGCTCCAGGTTTTTAACACCTGTCAGAAACTAATAAATGCGATTCCGGATTGCATTTACGACCAGATTAATACTGAGGATGTTGCCGAATTTGCAGGTGACGACCCATACGACGGACTTAGAATACTACTTAGCGGCGTCAAAGATTACATGATTCGGGATGCTGCGACGATGGAGAACTTAAAAAGTGTGGAAGCTGCGATTGCTGGGACAGAGGATATTACAAGCTTGTATCGTAAGCTTGAACATCTTGAGCGCAAAAATCGGCGCGTTACTACGACGCGTAGGCGCCGCTTTTCAATGTCCAACATGCGTCGTCACTAATAAGTGGAACGAAGAGTTAAAGGCTGAGAATCACTATTTGAAATCGTTACTACTCGAACCGAGAGAAGTAACAGAAGAAGTGCAAGCTCAGCCCGTTTTTAAGAGTATGAGACGGCCGTCTTGGAAAGAGACTCAAATGTCTTTATCTAAGAAGGCTCATAAGCTTCATAAAGAACTTGAGTCCTCAATGGAAGTTGAGTAATGGAAGATTTAACTGTTGCTCCAACTACAGATACTCCAGTAACTGACCCAGTTGGGTTGGAAGATAAGGATGAGAATCCTAATCTCCCAATCTCTGAGGATTTACAAGGAGAGCTTTTACAGATTCTGCGAGCTTGCGAGCGAGAGGACCAGGGCGTTTATTGGGCAATGATTCAGAAATGGGCTCGTTTAGAGTACTATTTCAATAACATCATTGCACTTTTTTGGGACGCCGGAATGGGTGGGGGATTAGGTGGATGGAGAATTCCCGACTGGGACTCGCTCGAAGCAGATGACGACCTTAATATTCCTCCTCGTATTATTGCTGTTTACAGAGCACATGCTGAGGCCGTTATTGCTGCTTTGTCAACTACTGTTCCGTCAGTTGTATTCTTTCCTGACGAT